ATTCAGATTGATGTGCACCTTGTTTTTGCATCTCTTCACGTGTGGGTAATTCTCCTCTTTTTACAAGTAGTATTTTGCCACCGTGTGCTTTAATAGTTTTAATTTCGTTTTGAAATCTAGTATCTGAGATAACAGTATTTTCACCTTTATATCTCCCAATAACTGAATCAACCCATATAGCATCATACATTTGACCACGCATTACTTCAGTTCCAAAGTATTGTAATATCCATCGAGGAGTTATTTCTTTGCCCATTCGTTCACTCCAATAAGGATCAGGTTGTTCTCTCCAATGTCTACTAGATTCAGTATTGCCTTCTAACATTTCTCTGTCCCAATTAAACATTGAGCTAACTGCATCTTTTAAACTTTTTGCAAAGCTATCTCTTTTATAACCGTGATGTGTTACTAATCGTTCTGCAACGGTATCCTTGCCAGACCCAATTAGTCCTACTAACCCTATTAACATTAATTGATTATACTATTTTTTTAAGCGTTTTTCAATCTCTTTTTTTGCTTCAATAACAGAACTTAAGATAGTTTTACGTATATCTAATTTTTTATTTTTTAAGGCGCTAATAGACATATTTTCTAAATCATTTACGATTTCTTCCAATTCGTCTATGTTACAATCACAATATCTTTTATAACGAGATTTTTCCATTCATTGTTATTTAAAATGTTATGTTTATGAATTAACCTATAACAAAACTATGTGGTGTGCCACCTTCTGCAAAGTTACCGATTTCCACATCTAATTTTTCCATTTCGGTAATTCCTTGTTGTTTAAGTTCACCACCATTTAAAGTTGTACCACCTTGTGGTCCAGCAATAGTATTAAATTTACCTCTTGCTTCGCCCAACATAGTTTTAGATACTGCAAGAGCATAATCTCTAATCCATGGTTTTGCATACACGTCTTTGAATAGTGTAATATCTGGTCTATAATTGTCAGTATGCATTAAAACAGTTTCGTTATCTGCTCTTGGTCTTTGTGTTATTGTAAGTTTTTTAGTCGCAACATCAAAATGAAATTGTATAAATGATCCAAACAATTTACCTATTAATTCTTGATAAGAAGCAAAAGCAAAATACGTAGCTAATCCACCTGTTGCTCCTGCTCTTAACAAGTATGTGTTTGTGTATGCTAAATTGAACGGTTCAAATAATGTTCCACCTTCGCCACCTTCAGTACGTGCACCTACTGTTCTTCGAAATAATTTTCTTACATTAATAACTTCATCAGGTAAAATATATGAGTTTTGATTTTCTTGTAACGTAAGAAAAGCATAAGATTCTTCCACAGCATTTGAAGAACGCTGTCTGTATCTATTAATTGCTCTTTCTAGTGCTGTTTGATAGTGTTTTGGATCTAATTCAACATCTACCATACCCTCACCTAGATTGTTTTTTATGTAATCAAATACTTCTTGTTGACCTGTTTGTAGTTCTGACATACTCATATTTATAGTTCTTTTACTATCTATAAATATAGATAATATGCCAAGATTATCCATTTTTAAACCAGAGAAAGGCAACGACTATAAGTTCTTTGATCGTACCATTAAAGAGATGTTTACGGTTGGAGGAACAGATTTGCATTTTCACAAATATTTGGGACCATATGATCAAGGCACTACACAAAAAGATGGTGAAGCATCACCCACACAACCACAATATTCAGGTGACAGTTTAAACGAAAGAACCATACAAGATCTATTATTTTTAGAAAACAGAGATAGAAAATACTCTCCAGATGTTTATATTGTAAGAGGAATATACAATGTACAAGATATAGATTTTAATCTATCACAATTTGGTATGTTTTTACAAAACGATACAATATTTTTAACTGTACACATGAACGATATTGTTGAAAGATTGGGTAGAAAACCTATGTCAGGAGATGTAGTAGAATTTCCACACATGAAAGAAGACTATTCTTTGGATGAAAGTATACCAATTGCACTTAAAAGATATTATGTTATTGAAGATGTTAATAGAGCGGCAGAAGGATTTTCACAAACTTGGTGGCCGCACTTATTAAGATTGAAATTAAAAACACTAGTTGATGCACAAGAATTTAGAGATATTATTGGTGATGCAACTACAACCGGTTCTGTAGCAAATTACATGAGTACATATAACAGAGAAAAAACTATTAATGATCAAGTTGTTGCACAGGCAGAATTAGATTCACCTAAAGCAGGATTTAATTACAAACAATATTATGTTGCTCCAATTGACGAAAGAGGAAATATTAGAACTGATAATGTTAATTCAACAGATAGAATAAGTTCAGATAAACCAATAAATGCAGTAATAGATACACCAGCGGCTTCACATTATGGATTTTATTTAGATGGAGATGGTGTTGCACCAAACGGTAATCCTGCAGGATTTGGTATATCGTTTCCTACTTCTAATGTTAATAGTGGTGATTATTTTTTAAGAACAGATTATCTACCAAATAGATTGTTTCGTTTTGATGGGCTCAGATGGGTTAAAATTGAAGATTCGGTTAGAATAACTATGAGCAATACTGATACAAAAAACACTTGGAAAACTAAATTTGTTAATGCGTCAGGTACAACTACTATTAATGGTTTAACAGTAGACCAAAGACAGTCATTAACAAACGCATTAAAACCAAAGGCTGACAATTAATGTTACATTTTTACGACGGACAAATTAGAAAATTTTTAACTCAATTTATTAGAATTTTGAGTAATTTTTCTGTAGAAACAGGAAAAGGTAAAGATGATACTGTAACATTAAGAGCAGTTCCGGTTGTTTATGGAGACCCAACAAGACAAGTTGCAAACATTATAAGAAATAATTCTGAAAATGCATTACAATATGCTCCAAGAATTGCCGCTTATGTTAGAGAATTAAATTATGATAGAGAAAGAATGCAAAATCCTTATCATATTGAAAAACAACATTTAAAAGAACGTGATGTTTTAGCAGACGGAACTTATAGTAATAAATTAGGAGCAGGATACACAGTTGAAAAAGTTATGCCGTCACCCTTTAGATTAGAAGTTACAGCAGATATTTGGACAACAAATACAGATCAAAAATTACAAATAATGGAACAAATTTTATATTTGTTTAACCCCGATTTTGAAATACAAAAAACAGACAATTATATTGATTGGACTAGTTTAAGTTATGTTGAACTAACAGGAACAACATTTAGTTCAAGAACAATTCCAGTTGGTGCAGATACAGAAATTGATGTTGCAACATTAACTTTTTCTATGCCAATATGGTTATCACCACCTGTTAAAGTATCAAAATTAGGTGTTATACAGAAAATTATTATGAGCATTTATGATGATGATGGCGGAATTGTGTCAGGATTAATAGACGGAAAATTGTTAACAAGAAGTTATGTTACACCAAATAATTTTGGTTTATTAGTTACAGGAAATCAATTAAGATTATTAGGCACAACCGGTGTAAATGTTACATCGGGCGGCGATGGCTTTTATACAGGTGCTAATGAACCATCAAATTTTGATCCATTTGAAACATTTGGTCCCCCAATTAATTGGAAAACTCTAATAGATCAATACGGTAAAGTAAGAAATGATACATCGCAAATAAGATTAATGCAACCAAATGGAAAAGAAATAATTGGAACAATTGCTACTAGTACTTTAGATGATACAATTTTATTATATAATATAGATTCAGATACTATTCCTAACAATTCTGACGCTCCGGTCGGACCTACAGTTTTAAAAATTATTAATCCTACAACGTTTGCTCCACCAACACCAGCAACTGGTGATAGATATTTGATTATAGATGAAATAGGTGATTCAACGGCAACAGTACAAAGTCCAACTTGGGGAACACTGGTTGCTTCAGTAGGTGATATAATTGAATATGATGGTTCTATATGGAGGAAAAAATTTGATGCATCACATCCAGATTCTACACAACATTATGTTACAAATTCACATACAGGAATACAGTATAGATTTAATGGTACCGAGTGGGTTAAATCGTATGAAGGAATTTATACAGCTGGTAATTGGTCAATAGTTCTAGATGGTGGTGCTGATACTAGCTATAATGCATCAATTGACGCAACAACTCCTTGATTAATTTAATTTAAATTGTTATAATAAAATATGGAAAAGAATATTATTTGTTCAGGTGCTTTATTTTATAGTACTTCAACTAAACGTTTTCTTTTATTGCAAAGAACTGATTTTAAAACTAGAGGTATGTGGGGTTTAGTTGGCGGGCAGGCACGTTATACTGAATCTGCATTTGAAGGGTTGAAAAGAGAAATTATAGAAGAAGTAAAAGAAACTCCAAAATTTAAAAAAGTTATACCTTTAGAATTGTTTACATCAAACGATCAAAAATTTTTCTTTAATACATATCTTATTGCAATTGAAAACGAATTTGTACCAAAATTAAACAAAGAACATTCAGGATATTGTTGGTGTAATTTTGAGTGTTGGCCAAAAAATTTACACGCAGGATTAAGAAATACCCTTAATAATAAAGCAATTAAAGGTAAACTTCAAACTATTTTAGATTTAATTGTTTAAATGATAAAAAAAATAATTATTTTTTTAATGGCACTTTTTATAATTGCTATGGTTGGTTTATCTTTCTATGGAAATGCTGTCTACTAGTTCTCTTTTTCTTTGCATTTCCCAAAGTTTAATTTGAGATTCCCAATATTTTTCATTTTGGAGTTGTTTGATAGACGGGGGTGTCTTCCAGACAAGATCATTTGCTAGAATTGATGCTAAAGTTCCTGAAAATAAAAATAGTTCCATCAGTCATATTTACACTAAAACGTTTTTTTCCATTGCAACTGATTTTTCTCACATTCTTTTAAATTTTTATGATTTTCTTTTAGAGTTAATTCACGACTAAAGTCATTACACGTAAAATTAAATTTATAACCCGAGCATTCAACTAATAAAACAGTTAAGCTGAGTAACACAATTATTATAATAGATTTCATTATCCTGCACTAATTTTTACAGTACCGCTATCATTCCAAAGTTGTCCAGCATTACTTGGATCACTTGTAGGCAAATCAGTTGCCATTACTTTGCCTGATTCGTTAACCATTACAGTACCACTTTGATCTGGGAAAACTATATCTCTTCTTCCAGTTGCATTGGTACCAAATAATCTAGTTTTTTTATATCCTGTTGTTTGTAACGTTAAAGGTTTATCTACGTGAACAATTACTCCATCGTTTTGTACTATCAACATTGTTTTGTGTTGTCCACCAGTTCTTACAGTAAACTGTAAAGCAGAATCATCACCATTTGCTTTTCTAATTTTACTATCAATACTTGCATAACGCATCATATCACCTGCAGTATTTTTACCTTTAAATTGTATTTTTCCTAATATATCACTTTTTGCTGGACTGTCGGAAAATCTTTCTAATGTAAGTAAAGGACCACTTGCTGATCCATCGTCTATTGTAGAAAGTAATAATGCATTTTCACTAGTAGAACGATTTTTAATTTGTACTTTATGAAATATTTGTTTTTTGTGAAAGTCAGCATCTTTATCCGTTACTGTTTTACCTTCAGTATCGTCATCTTCTACTTTCATTAAACTATATCGTTTTGGCATTATTCCTCCTTAATATATTTTTTACCTGTTAGTTTTTCAATATCTTTAATCATTTCTTCCATATTAACTCTAACAGTTTTACCTGTTATAGTATTTCTTGAGAAGTATTCCCATTCACCTTGTTTATTGTGCGGTGAAAGTTTTGTAACGTTACCTGCTTCGTCTCTTACATATACTTCAGCACTTGCTGAATCGTCTTTAGCATAAACGTGAGCATAGTTGGCTACGGTTGACGGGTCAGATACAACTCCCATTGCCATAGCACCATCTAATGTAACACCAGTAGATGATGTTTGTAATCTTGTTGTATTGTTATAATTTAAATCAACAGAAGTTGCCGCATTAAAAACAGCCATTGTTTTTGAGCCAGCGGCATTTTGAAATGTTTGTGTGCCTGATCTATAAATTATATTACCAGTACCTGCATCATCAATATAACTGTTGCTACCATCATGATAAATTTGTAGATCAGCACCAGTACCAAACTGTAATTTAACATTATCCGCTATTGTTTTTGTACCTGAAATTGTTTGTGCGTTAGTTGTTAAAACTTGTAATGATGTTGAGGCTCCAGCCGCTGTTCTTTGTATGTGTGTTCTAAAAGCATTAACAGTTGTTGAGCCTCCACTTGTACTCAATGCGTTTAATGTTACTGTTGTACCTGATAATGCCGCTGTAAATGTTAATTGGTCTGTATCTTTAGTTGATACAATTGGTCCTGAACTTACGTAAGCAGTTGTTCCGTCATGCACTACAAATACTTCTGAAATAGATGCCGGTGTACCAGACTCACTTGAATTATATCCTGATACAATATAATGAGCACCTGTATAAGAATCTGATGAAAATGTGTTTATTGCAGTAGCCGATGATGAAACTGTAACAGCACCAACAATACTAGTATTTGTACCAGCTGTATTAGATTGAGCATCACTTAATAATATTCTGTACATCTTAACAGCAGTATTTGGTTCATTACCTGTTGCACGTAGTCTTACGTCATTACTACTAATGTCTGCTGTTAATGTTATTAATGGATTATTTCCAGTGTATACGTCGTTGTATGTTGTAATAAAGGCGGTTGTTCCGTTGTGAACAACTGAACATTCTATATTTTGTAATTCAGTTTTTGATGTATTGTTTGCACTAATATAATATTTTGCACCTCTATAAGAGCCTTTTGCCCAAGTGTCTATATTTTCTACAGCACTATCAACATCTGCATTTAAAATAGTTGCTACGTTTCCTGTTGTTGCCGCGGTAGTAGAGTCACCTAAACCAATTCTAAAGAATTTAATTGAGTTTACATCTGAAGATC